CCGTACCTCAGTTATTTGATGAGAAAGAATAATACCTACGCTCATATACAAGACTTAACACACGGTAACAAGAAAAAGACAGATAGAGTTATATGGGCTTTGCAGGGACGGTTTGAACACGGACGAGTGTCTTTAAACTGTGAAGGGGAGTTTGATGAGTTTGTTGACCAACTCTTAATGTTCCCTACTACTGGAGTGCATGACGACTTACCTGACGCATTGTCTTACATCGACCAGTTAGCTGTAACTAGCTACAACGTGGACGACGACGGTGGCGATGAGTGGGAAGTTATTGATGTGATTGCTGGTTATTAATAAGGATAAATAATGGCTGAAATGAACGACAACAACGATGGAGTACAGTGGGACACTCCTTCAGAATCTGACACAGAATTAGTAAGCTTTGTTGTCAGTCACTGTGACCGCTGGAGAGACCATCGAGATGAGAACTACCTCGAAGACTGGAAAGAGTATGAGCGTATCTTCCGTGGTGTTTGGGCTTCAGAAGACAAGACTCGTGATTCAGAGCGTAGCCGACTAATTTCTCCTGCAACGCAACAAGCAGTAGAGACTCGTCATGCTGAAATCATGGAAGCCATCTTTGGTAACGGTGAGTTCTTTGACATCAAAGACGATGTACAAGACATGAACGGTAATCCAATGGATGTTGAGATGATTCGTGTCATGCTTCGTGAAGACTTAGAAAGACACAAGATTCGTAAGTCTATTGACCAGATTGAGCTAATGGCTGAAATCTATGGTACAGGTGTTGGTGAGATTGTTGTTAAGACAGAAATAGAATACACACCATCTACTCAAGCAATCCCTAACTCTACGCAAGCTGCGTATGGTGTCTCTGAAAAAGAATACTTCTGTGTTAAGGTTATGCCTGTTAACCCTAAGAACTTCTTGATTGACCCTAATGCTACTTCTATTGAAGATGCGATGGGTGTTGCAGTTGAGAAGTTTGTGTCTATTCACAAAGTTGTGGAAGGCATGGAAAAGGGTATCTACCGCAAGGTGGATGTAGGTCCATACGGTGTTGATGATGACTTAGAGCCTACTCAAGAATTGACACAGTATCAAGATGAGAAGGTTAAACTTCTAACCTACTACGGTTTAGTGCCTAGAGAGTACCTAGAACAGCTTGAGAACGACGGAGCTGAGATGGTTGACCTATTCCCTGAGTCAAGCACTGCAGACACCTACAGCGACCTTGTAGAGGCTATAATCGTCATTGCTAACGATGGTTTACTTCTCAAAGCAGAAGCTAATCCTTACATGATGAAAGACCGTCCTGTTATTGCTTACCAAGATGACACAGTACCTAACCGTTTCTGGGGTCGTGGAACAGTAGAAAAAGCATACAATATGCAAAAAGCTATTGATGCACAGTTACGCAGTCACCTAGACAGCTTGGCATTGACCACAGCTCCTATGATTGCTATGGACGCTACTCGTCTACCTCGTGGTGCTAAGTTTGAAGTTAAACCAGGTAAAGCTATTCTTACGAATGGTGCTCCTTCAGAGATTCTATATCCGTTCAAGTTCGGTCAGACAAGTCCTGAGAATGCAGCAACCGCTAGAGAGTTTGAAAGAATGTTGTTACAAGCAACAGGTACTTTAGACAGTCAAGGCATGGTTTCTGCAGCTTCTCGTGACAGCACTGGTCAAGGTATGTCAATGGCGATGGCTGGAATCATCAAGAAGTACAAACGTACATTGACTAACTTCCAAGAAGACTTCCTAATCCCATTGATTAAGAAAGCTGCTTTCCGTTATATGCAGTTTGACCCTGAGCGTTATCCTTCTGTAGACATGAAGTTCATTCCTACAGGTAACTTAGGCATGATGGCTCGTGAGTACGAACAGCAACAGTTGATTGGTTTGTTACAGACCCTTGGTCCTGACACTCCTGTGCTACCTGTTCTTCTCAAAGGCATCATTGGTAACTCTAGTTTGTCTAATCGTGCTGAATTAATAGCTACTTTAGACCAAATGAGTCAACCAAACCCTGAACAACAGCAGATGCAGCAGATGGCTCAACAGATGCAGATGGAACAGTCTCAAGCAACTACTGCTTCTCTACAAGCTAGAGCACAGCGTGACCAAGCCGAAGCCCAGAAGACAGTGGTTGAGACTCAGTTACTGCCTGAAGAGCTAAAAGCTAAGGTAATCAGCTCATTGTCTACCAACATTGAGGGTGAGAACGCTGATAAAGAGTTCGAGAAGCGAGCCAAGATTGCTGAGTTGATGCTAAAAGAGAAAGACATCAACAACAAAGGCAAGATTGTTGAGCTACAGATGCAGAAAAACAACAATTTACAGTAAAAACACTTGACAAAACAGGTGTAAGTGTTGTATAATAGCGACATATTTAATTAGTTTCTCCATAAAGGACAAAGAAACATGGACAAAAAGTTACAAAGTTATTATGAGAATCAATTCTCCATGATGACAACCCCTGGTTGGCAGGAGTTTATTGAAGATGCTGAAGAAATGTTCAAGTCTCTCAATAATGTGATGCCGATACAGACAGAACAAGAGTTACACCTTCGAAGAGGGCAACTAGACATCCTAAATTGGGTGATTAGCCGTAAAGGTGTAGCTGAACAGTCCTACGAGCAACTCATGTCGGGAGACACGGTAAATGCCTAGGATATTTGAATTCCAGTGTGAAGCTGGACATATCACAGAGAAATACATTGGTTATGAGACAAGTGTAGTTCCTTGTGAGGCTTGCGGTAATGATGCTAAACGGATTATTTCTGCAGTCCGAATCTCGTTAGACGGTACAGACCCAGTGTATGTATCAGCTCACGATGCTTGGGCTAGGAAACATGAAGAAAAAGCAAAGCAGGAACGCAAGCAGAACGAAGCCTGAGATACCTCGAAAGAGCCTCAGAATATAAATCCTAAAATCACTTGATTCGGTGACAGGAGACTTTAAATGGCAGCAAACTTTATTGACCAAGACGAACTGTTTAATGGCAGTGAGCAAGAAGAAGTACAAGATGTTACAACCCCAGTCCCAGACTCTACAGGAGCGGACAACACTGAAGTGGTTGGCAACAGTGAACCAGAAGTAGAAGTAGAAGAGTTACCTGAGAAGTATAAAGGTAAGTCTGCTTCACAGATAGCAAAGATGCATCAAGAGGCTGAGAAGCTTATCGGTCGTCAAGCTAACGAAGTTCACGAAGTACGAAGTCTTGCAGACCAGTTATTAAAACAACAACTCGAATCTAACAAGAGAGTTCAGCAACAGCCGATTGAAGAATCGCTTGAAGAAGACTTTTTTGCAGACCCTAAACAGGCTGTTAACAGACAAGTTGAAAAGCACCCTGCAGTAATTGAAGCAAGACAAGCAGCACTTGAAATGAAGAAGATGAGGACAGCTCAACAGTTGTCTACCAAACATCCAGACTTTGTAACTATTGCACAAGACAATGGTTTCCAAGATTGGGTTAAGTCTTCAGCAATTCGATTGAACTTGTTTGCTAAAGCGGACGCAGAATACGATTTTGAAGCTGCTGATGAGTTGTTATCTACTTACAAAGAGATTAAACAAATCAAAGCACAACAGGTTGTCCAACAAACAGCTCAGTCAAATGAAGTAGAAGCTAACGCACAGAAAGCTGCAATGAAAGCTGCAACAGTCGATGTTGGCGGTACTGGCGAGACAAGCAGAAAAGTATATCGTAGAGCAGACCTTATTAAATTGAGAATGACAGACCCTGACAGGTATGAACAAATGGCTGATGAAATCATGGACGCATACGCAACAGGTAGAGTCAAGTAATTTTAGTATTTAACTTAAACTTTTAAAGGAAATTTATCATGGCATTAGTAGGCGCAGCATATCCAGGTGGTTCAACCTCCGTAGTAACAAAAGCAAATGCAGACAAGTTCATACCAGAAATTTGGTCTGATGAAGTTATCGCTGCTTACAAGAAAAACCTAGTATTGGCTAATCTTGTTCGCAAAATGTCTTTCAAAGGCAAAAAAGGCGATACACTGCATATCCCTAAACCAACTCGTGGCATAGCTAACGCTAAAGCAGCTAACACTGCAGTTACCGTTCAAGCTGACACAGAGTCAGAAGTACAAGTTTTAATCAACAAGCATTTTGAATATTCTCGTTTCATCGAGGACATCGCTGCTGTTCAAGCTCTTTCATCACTACGCTCTTTCTACACAGAAGATGCTGGTTATGCATTGGCTAAACAAGTTGACGACGAGCTTATCGGTTTAGGTAAGACTTTTGGTGACGGCACAACAACTTATGTACATAGCAACAGCTACTTCATCGATGCAACTACTGGTTTAACAGCTTACGCTGTTGACACAGTAACTACATCTGATGTATTCACTGATGCTGGCTTCCGTAAGCTTATCCAGTTAATGGACGACGCTGATGTACCAATGGACGGTCGTAAGTTTGCAATCCCACCATCATTGCGTAATGCAATCATGGGCGTGGACCGCTACAACTCAAGCGACTTCGTTGATGGTCGTGGTGTTCAGAATGGTCAAATCGGTAAGTTATATGGTATTGATATTTATGTATCAAGCAATATGCCTACTATTGAGACTGCTGCTGACAACTCAGCTGGCGACGCAATCAAAGCTGCTTTGTTGTTCCACACTGACACAATGGTGTTGGCAGAGCAAGTTGGTGTTCGCTCACAGACTCAGTACAAACTAGACTACTTGTCAACTCTTTACACTGCAGATACATTGTTCGGTGTTAAGACAGTTCGACCAGAAGCTGGTTTCGTATTGGCT